CTCAAGCACATCAACGTGCGCAAGGAAGGCCCCAAAGATGCCGAGGCCCTGGCCTTCGACCTCAAGTTTGCCTGCATCGTCAGCGCCGACGTGATCGATGACCTCCTCTGCGTCGACAACGAAGGCCAAGCCCTGGCCGCGCTCTGGCTCGACAACGACGAAGGCAAGCCGCGCTTCCCGCTGCTGTCCACCATCAGCTTTGCTCGCCGCGTGACAGACGTGACGCTGGAAACCCTCGGCATGCACCTGCCGGGCTGCAAGGTTGGCAAGTTCACCTTCGAGCCGCTGAAAGAGAAGCGCGCCACCCTGCTGCTGACCTTGGCCGTGAGCCAACCACCCGGCAACGCGCTGCCCATCCTGGCTGACTTCCTCACGCAGGACATCGAGATCGATCTGCAAACCCAGCAGCGGGATCTGTTGAGCGATGAGACGGCACTGGCCAAGGTGATCAGCAAAGGCATTACCCAACTGGCCAACTTCGGGTTTCGCACAGAGCTGCCTGCAACCGAGCAGCAATACGCCCCGATCGGCGGCCAGGGCGAGGATGACGACACCCTGCTGCCAAGCGCCCGCGCCTTTGTCATCAACACGCGCCGGGCCAGCATCAGCGCCATCCAGCGCCACCTCAAGATCGGCTACAACCGCGCCGCCCGAATGATCGAGCAGCTGGAGCTGGAAGGCACCGTAACCCCCATGAGCAGCAACGGCACGCGCGAAGTCATCACGCTGCCGCTGGCTGTGGGTGGGTGATATGGCCGGCCGCCCCGCTGCAGATGTCGCTTTCTACTGCCCAGTACCTAGTCCTGGTCTGATTAAGCGCCGGCTAAAAACTGAAAAGTACGCGCTGACCAGCATCGGTCTGGAGAAACGCTGCACCGCGTGCGCAGAACTCTGGCCCGCAGATTCGCAGTTCTTCTTCCCAGCGAAGAACAGCCCTACCGGCCTGCATTGCTACTGCAAGGCCTGCTACATGGAGCGCAAATACCCCGAACGCTACACATCAGCAGCCTGACCCACCAACACCGCAACCGCTGCCACCACCAGCCATGCGGCAACACCACCAGGAGCACACCACCATGACCACACAGCAAATCTATGCACTGTTCGCCATGCTCACCGCCAGCGCCCTGGCCGGGCTTATCTTCTACTGCATTGGCCTGCGCACTGGCCGGGGCACTGGCTACCAGCTGGGCCGCGAGTCGGCTGCCATTCATTGGCGCAAGCTGCTGAAAGCCAAGCAAGAGGCCAATAACGAGCTGCGCGAACACCTCAGCAACCGCTCCAGCGAGCTGCTAACCGCCCGCGACAACCTCATCACCGAGGCCGAGTCGCACCGCCAGCAGCTCACCAGCCTGCGCGCGCACATGCACGAACAAGAGAACGACCGCGAGGGCATCATTCGCGACCTGCTCGCAGAGCTGCAACACGAAACGGCCAACCGACTGACCAACGACGACTGGCTAAACCTCAAACTCGCGGCCAAGCAACTTGGTGTCGCCGCCAACCAGTTCGACCGCAGCGGCAGCAACAAGGTCAACCAGGCCGCACAAGCGCGGACCTTCATCACCGCCCTGGCCGAGCGCGTTAAAACCCTCCTCGATCAACCACCGCGGCGGTGCGGGATGGCCGAACACGGCATCACTGACACCGCGCTGATCGAGTGGCTGGACCGCAATGCAACCTATAACGCCGACAACGAGTGCGCCGAGCTGCGCTTCGCCGTGAACAGCCCACTGGATGGCGTTGAGCACGTTCGTGAGGCGCTGACCCTGGCCGTCAAACAGCAGCAAACCGACGACTACGGCATTGAGATGGGAGCTGCAGCATGAAGCGCAACTATCCCCTGCTGCGCCTCACCCCCGAAGCCGCGGGCGAGCTGCAACACAACTACGACCGGAACAAGGCCGCGCTCGACAAGCTGGAAGCCTACCTGGCCGAGCTGGAGCAGCAGATCCGCGCCGACCTCGGCTCGCAAGCATTCATGCGCCTGCGTAGCGCCACTCAGCGCGCCCTGGCACTGACCCAACTGAAAAAGGAGGTGGCAGCGTGAGCTGGATTCTCGGCCACAGCGGCCAACCCATCGACCTGATCAAGCCCACCGCCAGCATGATCAACCAGACCGACATCGCCCACGCGCTGGCGCACCTGTGCCGCTTCAACGGGCACACCAAGCACCACTACAGCGTGGCCCAGCACAGCATGCTGGTATGCGATCTGGTGGCATCCCCGGCGCACAAGCTGCAAGCCCTGCTGCATGACGCGACCGAGGCCTATGTCGGTGACATGGTGCGGCCACTCAAGCAGCTGATGCCCCAGTACCAGGTGATCGAGCAGCGAATCTGGCTGGCCATCTGCGATCGATTTGGCATCGAGCCCGAGCTGGCCCCCGAGGTAAAGCATGCCGACATGGTGGCCCTGGCCACCGAACGCCGCGACCTGATGCCCCACCACCCGGCCGAATGGGAGTGCCTGGCCGGCATCACCCCAACGCCGGCACGCATCCGCCGCTGGAGCATCGAAGAAGCCCGCCTGAACTACTTCCATCGGCTAATGGAGCTGATCCAAATCGAACACCGGAGGGCCTGCGCATGAGCCAGATCACTCTACTTCCTTGCCCATTCTGCAAAGGCCCGCCCGCCGTACTCGTGGCCAAGGCGCTTGCACCATACGGCGCTGCGCCTGAACAGCCCGACTACGGCTGCAGCGGCCTCGACATCAACGCCTACGTGTTCTGCCATGAGTGCGGCTGTACCGGCCCAATGCATGAAGACGTGATCTTCAGCGCCGAGGACTACGCCACGGCAAAAAACGCAGGCGTGCAATTTTGGCAAGAACGTACGGCCAAGCACCGCTCGCTTTACGACGCCAACGGCGCACTCAACCTTTACCCACGGGAGGCGCGCCCATGAGCCTCGCCACCCCATCCACTCAAGCCCTGGCCGTGCGCAAGCACGGCGGTGGCCTGGCCCCAATCCAACGCCCAACCCATCAGGCCGGTGGCCACCCACTGCGCTCGAAGGGTGGCGAGATAAACAGTCTCTGCTGCGCAGCAGCAGGCATCATCAATCCCCTACTACGCGCCGCCGCAAGTCACGCATACCCCACGACATGCGTGCGCCGGGCGCCATTCACCGCAGCCCCGCTCCGCTCCCAAAACCGCCCGCACGCGCAGCTTGTCGAGGGGTATAAGCACTCACGAAAGAAGCTACTGCTTCAGCACTCCAGCGATGTGCTCAGTAAGGCGCTGGTAATGCCACAGGTGTTTCACGTCGCTCTCTTCTCGGTCGCCCGAAACATACCAATCGCCGAGTCGATCAATCACACCCTTAGCAAAATCAGCAGAGACCTTCAGCTCACCAAGCATCTGAACTTGTGCGGGGTTCAGCTCAACAATAGGGATCGCACGCAGCGCCTCAATGTGGGGCGGCCATTTCAAATGCAAGCCATTCACGAGGTAACTGCTAATGGATTTATCGCCATAGTCACTACGCGCAGCGCGCAATGCGCAATTCAACACCTTGAGCTGCTCGTTTTGATTATCAGCCAGCAAGTGGAGCAACTTACGCAGCCCGCCCTCCTTCCGCCGCAACTGATCAGCCGCATGCATGTAGGGAAACGCGGCAGCCCCCACTATGGCCAGCACACCCCCAATCGCCTGAACCCATCCCGCTTGCTCTTTGACTTCAAAGTGACCGAGCACGGTAAAGAGAGCCCAACCCAAAGCACCAACACTGAGAAAGGCCCAAGCCACCCAGACGGTGGCAACCTTCATAGTCTGCGAAATTTCGAACCTCTTCATCTGCTCCAGCTCCTTGCCGCTGCGATGCAACCAAGCTTGCCTACTATCACCCCCTACGTCCACGGGGGTGCAGCTTGAACATCACAGCCCCCGTAATTCGCTACCACGGTGGAAAATTTCGTCTGGCCACCTGGGTTCTCGATCACTTCCCGCCACACAAGTGCTACGTCGAACCATTCGGCGGCGCTGCCGGCGTGCTGATCCAGAAGCCGCGCGCCTATGCCGAGGTCTACAACGATCTGGACGGCGATATCGTCAACCTGTTCCGCGTCCTGCAGGGCGAAGCCAGCAGTCAACGTTTGATCGAGCTGCTGAACCTTACGCCATACGCCCGCGCCGAGTTTGAGTTGGCATGGCAAGCCGCAGACGAGCCCGTTGAACGCGCCCGCCGCCTCATCATCCGGGCGCAGATGGGATTTGGCAGCGCTGGGGCGAGCAAAGGCATCACTGGCTTTCGCATCGATACAGCTCGCGCCTATGGCACCGCCCAGCATCTATGGGAACGCTACCCAGAACACCTAACAACCATCTGTCAGCGCCTCACCGGCGTACTGATCGAAAACCGCCCAGCCATTGAGGTGTTACGAGCACACGACGCACACGAAACCCTGCACTACGTTGACCCTCCTTATATGCACGACACCCGAGTCAATGGCGCAGCAAAGGGGCGTTACTACCGCCACGAACTCAGCGACGAACAGCACGCTGAGCTTCTGGCCACCCTCAAAACGCTACGCGGTTTCGTCGTTCTTAGCGGCTACCCCAGCGAGCTATATCGCGCAGAGCTTAAGGACTGGACGATGAACACCACATCCGCACGTATCAGCGCCGGCCGAGGCGGCAGCACACGCCAGGAATGCCTATGGATAAACCCCGTCTGCATGGATGCCCTGCATCAGCGCGGGCTAGCACTGGAGGGTGTCGCATGAAACCTCTACGCCGCACCACCACACCCAATGGCATGCCGCTGCAGGATCTGGAACTGGTATCCATCTGCGACCAATGCGGCAAGCACCGCGCCCATGGCAACCACCAGCGCTGCTCAAAGCGGCGCCAGGCCATCAACCAGCATGAGTGGGTGACGCCATGAGCCTACCGCGCTGGGTAATGATCAACCGCGCATCCGAGCTGACCGGCTACAGCGAGGATGCCATCCGCCACAAAGTGAAGAACGGCACATGGCCACAAGGCCGCATCTGGCGCAAAACACCAGACGGCCGCATTGCCATCAACATTACGGAGTACGACAAGTGGGCCGAGAGCGCACCCCAGGAAGCGGCCTAGAAGCCGAACTGGAGAAACACAAAGGAGTCGAGATTCACGGCACCAACCTACGCGTCGCCTTCATGTGGCGCCGGCGCCGGTACCGCGAGTCACTAGGCCTGCCCATTACCAAAGCCAACATCAAATACGCCGCCCAGCTCAGGGCGGCGATTTTGCATGAGATCAAGTTGGGCACGTTCGACTATGCCCGCCACTTCCCAGACTCAAAGCAAGCAGACAACTACAGCAACACCAAGGATGAACGGCTGCACGCCTTGCTTGAGCGCTACAAACCGTTAAAGGCCGTAGACATCACCGCCGAAACCGAGCGGCGCTATGGCTGGGCACTCGGCATCTGCGTTGACCTGCTTGGAAAGGATCGACTGGCCAGCCTGCTGCTGCCCGAAGACATTCAGAAGCTCCGCGTGGAGCTGATCGAAGAGCGCGCAACCTCAACAACCAACCACTACCTGGCCACGCTGGCAGGGTTTCTAGGCTGGTGCGAAAGCAATGGCTACTGCAAAGCCGGGTTAGCTGCTGCCTGCGTGCGCTTTGAGATGAGCGATGCCGAGCCCGACCCACTGACGCAGGCCGAGTTCAACCTGCTGATCGGCAAGGGATGCCTCCACCCAATGGACTCGGCCGCTGTCACGCTGGCTGTATACACCGGCCTGCGACCAGGTGAACTATGCGCACTGGCCCGGGAAGATATCGACCTTGGTGCAGGCCTGCTCAGAATCACCCGGGCCATTACCGGCAGCAACACATTCAAACTGCCTAAAACCGGCAAGCCGCGCACCATCATGCTACTGCCCCCAGCCGTTGAAGCCTGCAAAACCCTACTGGCCGTATCGGCCCAAGTAGCAGCCCAGACAATCACCATCTACCTCAACCGGCACCAGACCAAACAAGAGACCGTCACCCCGCTACTTTCCCCCAGCATTCAAGCTCGCAAGAAGCTGGTGAACCCATGGTTTGCACCAACCGCGTGGAACACCAAGTGGGCAAACATCCAGCGCCGCGCCGAAACCCGTCCACGCCGCCCCTACCAGACCCGCCACACCTATGCCTGCTGGTGCCTGACAGCCCGTGGTAATCTTGCTTTTATCGCCAAGCAGATGGGGCACAAAGACTTCACCATGCTGGTCCAGGTGTACGCCAAATGGATGGACGACGAGTCCCCAGACGAGTTGCTACACATCTGGAAAGGCATGCAAAAGCTAAAGTGAAATGCCCCAATTCTGCCCCAAAAATTTTTACGATTATCGCTAAGTGACTGATGAATAAGGCAATTAAAGATTTAAGCGCCCACACCCCGATGATGCAGCAGTACTGGCGGCTGAAAAATCAGCACCTCGACCAGTTGATGTTCTATCGCATGGGCGATTTCTACGAAATCTTCTACGAAGACGCGAAGAAAGCCGCCAAGTTGCTGGACATCACCCTGACCGCCCGCGGCCAGTCGGCGGGCCAGGCGATCCCTATGTGCGGGATTCCCTACCAC